TACTATAGATGTGGCGGGGGGAGTGTTTTCTCAATCTGTCAACGGCCAAACCCCCACCCCATTTATCGCACGGTGCTTTGGCAGGGAAAAGAACTAAAACAAGTGTAATATAAAAAAAATGAGCCTCTCCTATACCAATTTGCCCGTTTATGTGGGTCTCCCTGATGCGACTTCGATTTCTGAATCGTCAGCCTATCTCCCTGCCACAAAAGTAGATGTAAGCTATACTACATCTCCAACACCCCGAAGGCTCTTGGGGGAGGATATATCAACCGCTGCGGCGGCTGATAAATATAAGGTGGGGGCACCCCTTTCCGCGAACATCTCGTTCTCTTGTGTCCTTCAAGCAGATTTTGCCCTTGCCACTGACTTCTTTAGTGAAGATTACGGATTTTTCCCCATACAGATTGGCGACAATGTTTACCAGAAATGTTACACCACGGATATTTCTGTATCTATTGCGCCGTATGTGCCTGTAACCTTAGATGCTTCATTCATTTGTTTAGACCCTGCCATAGACCAGCAGATCTCGGGTGATGCGACTCCCTATGCAGGGGGTTCCATTCCTTTAGATTCCAACAAGTTGGTTTATGGGCATACCTGTAGCGTGGAAAATATGGGTAATGTGGTGGGAGATGTTCAATCACAAATTAATTATAGAAAGACAAACTCCAGAACCCCGATTTATACTTTAGGGTCCGTAAACGCGACCGATATGATGTTAAATTCAATCGAGGAGGAGATGAGTATTACATCTACAGGATTAAACAATCTAATTAATTTTAGCGGCGACACTTTAAGCAGTAGGGTTATAGTAAACTTAACAGATGTGGCGGGAGCAGTTGGTGAGCCCAATGCCCTCACGATGACAGAGGGTGCGCGTGTTGCTGTAGAAAGGTATGGTGTTGGGGGTGGGGATACAGTTCAAACAACCGCAACAATAAAACAGGTAACTTTGTAATTTAAGTGTAACATACATTGTCGTATGGGACTCAAAAAATTGTCTAATATACAGTTGGAACCGCATTTTCATCATTCCATCAAATTTAAGAAAAGGAGCTTCAAGTTCACTACTCGTCAGCGCCGCTTTTTAACGACGCTCCTAGACCCCGAAGTAAAAATATTCTTCGTTTCTGGTCCAGCAGGATCAAGCAAAACTTACATGTCTCTTTACGGTTGTTTGCGCCTTATGGCGGAAGACCCCGAAAAAGAACTACTTTACGTTAGGAGTATTGCAGAAAGTGCCGATAAGGGGCTTGGTAGCCTCCCTGGAGATATGGCAGAGAAGTTCAACCCCTTCTTGATGCCGCTTTATGATAAACTAGAGGAAATCATCTTCGAGGGTGATACAGCCTTTCTAAAACAGAAGGGTCGCATTTCAGCAGTGCCCATTAACTTTCTTCGTGGCGCAAACTGGAACAATAAGTTAATCGTTGCCGACGAAGCTCAAAACTTCACGTTTAAGGAACTGACTACGTTGATCACAAGACTTGGCGAAGATAGTAAGCTCATAATCTGCGGAGACTTTATGCAAAGCGACATAAATGGCAAAACGGGGTTCAATGAAATGTTTGAGTTGTTCTGCGATGAAAAATCCATCGAGAACGGTATTCACTCCTTCAGTTTCACAAGAGCAGACATCGTTCGTAGTAAAATTCTCAAATTTATCATTTCTAAATTAGAAACATATAAAAAAGTGTAATAGTATAGGGTATAACAAGAGCTAAACGTCAACGCGACAGCGGCGAACAGCTTTTATAATATACGGACTAAGATCTTGTTTATTTTAGAAAAAACTGATTTTTAATATATAAATACTATAACATGAGCCACTTATTTTGTCAGAGTTGCGGAACGAAGGTGTCCTACGCTAATGCCAAGCCTAATTTTTGCAGCAAGTGCGGACAGTCACTTAATGCTGGTGCAACTGCGTCTACTAATACGGCGCAGGGTATGAAGACGCTGGAACAGTCAGTAGTTATATCGCAAGATGAAACTGATGCATCTTCGGTTCCCTCAATTGGCAAATTAGAAATAGAATACGACACAAGCGATCATCATTCCTTCACCTTGGGTTCATTAATGGGACAAGAGAGTAAATCTCAGCCCAAAGGCGGCGAACGTCGTTCTCGCCCTATTGATGAATTCATAGATGAAAAGAAAGCCGAATAAGTTTACTTACGAAGATTTCTCGGATGTAATTGACTCGGCCATAAAGAAGCAAAGATCTAAGTGGCGCCTCAATGCTGTTAAGTGGTTTGACTTTGATGACGTAGAGCAGATCATAAAAACCCACATATCTAAGAAATGGCACATGTGGGATCAAGAGCGGCCACTGGAGCCGTGGATAGGGCGCATCATTGCAAATCAGATGCGAAACCTTATTCGCAATCATTACGGCAACTATGTCAAGCCGTGCTCTAATTGCAAATTTGCAAGAGGGGACGATTGCACCGAGACCAGAACGAAAAAACAAGACTCTACGTGCAAGCTCTATGCAAAATGGGCAAAATCAAAAAAAATGGGCCTAGAGTTGAAAATCCCTATGTCAACTGAAGATTTTGCTACAGAGATTCAAGGTAGGGCGTATACCGACTTTGATTTCAGCACTTCACTTAGAAGGCTGAACATACAAATGGAGATCAAGCTAACTAATACTCATTATGTAGCTTACCGAATGTTGTACTTCGAAGACAAGACCGAAGAAGATGTTGCGCGTTTCATGGGGTATAAAATATCACCGCAGAAAAAGAAGCTGGGATACAGGCAAGTAAAAAACCTTAAAAAGAAGTTCCTTGAGGTGGCCTTGGAAATTCTACAAGAACACGATATTATAAATGATGGGTCTAACTGAAGAGCAAAAGCAATTTCTTCGAGAAAATGCTAGTCGAATTCCAAATTTGATTGATTTGACTCGCGAGTGCTTTAAAAGTGACTCGTTGGACGGTCGGTCGAAGGAGGGTAGGGCTGTTAGGAAGTTTTTGGTTGAAAATTCCATCGACTTTCGAACAACTTCACGCCAGCCGACCGAAAATATAGACTTTACACGCGAACAACGTGAATTCATCCTTCAACAAGCTGAAAATGGCCTCTCCTCACTGGAGATCGCAAGAATAATTTTCGCAGATCGCAGAGTTACGCCATTGAGCGCCGAGCAGAGGGCGGTCTTGTCAGAAATTCGTGAAGTGAATCCTGATATTTTACCTTCCCAAGATAGTGGGGCGTTAAGTTCATACATTTCACCAAAATCACCATCTCGCATCATTAAAAAAATCAATGACGCTACGGGAATGGGCCTAGATGAACCGAAGGTTAACAGGCAGAAGCAAATCTGCATAGAAAAACTTGGGACGAACCTCTCCAACTCAAGATTTCTAAAAATTATTAATAATTACCTGAATGAAGGGGACAGAGTGCTCTTCGAGCATGAGTTTATACGATTGACTTGGGATAAGCCTGATTTGACGGCGGATGAAATTAATTTGTATTTAAATGTGTGCAAAGAAGTAATTAATTTGGAGGTCATTAGTGCTCACCTCAACAAATTGAACAATATGTTTGATGAGGCTGATGAGCAGCAGGAAATGTCTATTCGCTTGGCAGAAATTATCAAAGCTAAGAGTTCTGAGTATCACCAATGCGAAACCCGCATAGAAAACCTTACAAAAAAGCTACAAGGTGATCGGGGCGAGAGAATGAAGAAGATGCAGAAGGAAAATGCTTCCTTTCTTTCTATTGTTCAGCTTTTTCAGGAAGAGGAAGAGAGAAAGACCATGGTTAGGATTGCAGAAATGCAAAAGGAGGTAGTAAAGCAGGAAGCTGACAGGTTAGAGGGAATGGCCGAGTGGAAGGCTCGGGTGTTGGGTATATCGCAGGATGATGTCTTATAGTTGTAAAGAGTGTGGTGATTCTTTTGTTTCATTAAGAAGTCTCCATGCACATATAAAAAAACACGGTAAGTTTCTTGGAGATTACTATGTAGAAAATTATGCAAGAAAAGATAAGCTGACGGGCAAGCTTATCCAATTTAAGAATTACGATCAGTATTTCGCTACTGACTTTATAAATAAGCGCAATATGAAAAAATGGTGCGAAACGGCACCACGCAAAGAGGTTGAAGACTTTCTAGTAACCACCTTAGAAAAAAAGGTCGAAGCCAAGGGGCTCAAAGGTGGCCCACCTTCCACATATCTAGCAACAGCAGGAATGCCCGATATGGACATGTGCAAAAAGGTTTTTGGTAGTTACAGCGCACTTTGTAAACAATTTGGTATGTTGCCCATGCTATCGGGGCAACTACCAAATGATTTTCACAACGATTATTCAAATACACCCATCCTAATAGATACGAGAGAGCAGAAGCCGCTGTTTTTCAAGAAGAGTCAGTCATTGAAGCTGGACGTTGGCGATTATGCAACTGGGGGTGAATTATACGACTACACCTTCGTGGACCGCAAATCTTACCAGGATTTTTGTTCAACAGTAACCAACGGTTACGGAAGATTTGTAAAAGAGTTAGAAAGATGTAAATCTCTAGGCTGCTTCTTATTTGTGGTTGTCGAAGTAGCATTTGGGGACATGTGGGCGGTCAATGCTCGGGGCTATAAGAAATTTAGACTGGATTATGTGTATCATAGAATGCGGGAGATCCAAGCTAAGTATTCAGATTGCTGCCAGTTTGTATTTAGCGGTTCACGGCGTGACAGCGAAGAACTGATACCTAAAATTCTTGTTTTAGGAACGAAGCTTTGGGATGTAGACCTTCAGTATTTCTGGGATAAACAAATTAATAAAAATGGCTTGGGAGACAGGAAAACAAAAACTAAGAAGACAGTTCGCAGATATAAACCAACAGCTAGTCGAAAAAGAGGGATATTTGGATGAGGGTGAGGCAAAACTTTTGCTTTATAAGTTTCTAAGAGAAAATCCGTCTTTTGCTTGCGAATTGTTTACAGGGGTAAAATTATTCCCCTTTCAGCATATGGCTATTAAGGCCATGATGGAGTCCGATTACTTTTTGGGTATCTGGAGCCGTGGAATGTCCAAAAGCTTCTCTACGGGCATTTTCGCGCTATTAGACGCTATTTTGAATCAGGGTGTCCAGATAGGAATTCTCTCTAAGTCATTCAGGCAGTCTAAAATGATCTTTAAGAAGATAGAGGATTTGGCAAAAAGCCCTAAGGCTACATTTTTTGCTCAATGCATAACTCGAACATCAAAAATGAACGATGAGTGGATTATGGAGATTGGTCAAAGCAGTATCCGCGCCCTCCCTCTTGGGGATGGTGAAAAACTCAGGGGTTTCCGCTTTCAGCGAATGATTATTGACGAGTTACTCTTGATGCCTGAAAAAATCTACAATGAGGTGATTATGCCATTCCTTTCGGTTGTAGACAATCCAACAGAAAGGCAGGAGGTGTATGATCTGGAGACCCAGCTAATCGAGAAGGGTAAGCTGAAGGAGGAGGATAGGAGAAAGTGGCCAAACAACAAAATTATAGGCTTGTCGTCTGCTTCTTATAAATTTGAGTATCTTTATAAGCTTTATCAGCAATATGAGAACTTAATACTGAATGAGAACAAGCAGGATGGGGCGCACCGCACTGTTATGCATTTTAGCTATGACTGCGCTCCAGAACAGTTATATGATCAGAACTTGATTAGCCAATCAAGGGCTACGATGAGTGATTCCCAGTTCGATAGGGAATTTGGTGCAATTTTTACAGATGACAGTTCAGGATACTTCAAGGTGAGTAAAATGGCTGAATGCACACTGCCCGATGGAGAGGGTCAATCTGTAGAGGTCATGGGAAATGCAAAGGATGAGTATATCCTAGCTTTTGACCCATCTTGGTCAGAGAGCGAAAGTTCTGACGACTTTGCGATGCTTTTAATTAAGTTGAACAGAGATATTAGAAAAGGAACTGTTGTCCATAGCTATGCTCTTGCTGGGGCAAATCTAAAAACACACATTCGTTACATGGCTTACCTCTTAACACACTTCAACATTGTTGCGGTGGTGGGGGACTACAATGGCGGTGTTCAATTTATGAACTCTTGTAATGAGAGTGAAATTTTTAAAAAGTTTAACCTAAAACTGGGAACCATGGAGGCGGAACTAGATAAGGTCGCTGATTACGAAAAGAATCTAACCAAACTTAAAAACCAATATAACAAGGGGACTAAGAACTTTGTATTTTTAAGAAAGCCTAGCTCCCAATGGATCAGAGCGGCAAACGAGAGCCTTCAGGCTGCATTTGATCATAAGAAAATATTTTTTGCAGGCGCAGCAATGGATGATGAGTATAACACCCAGAGAAAGGCGCCCATCCCAATTAAAGATTTAAAATTCATTAAAAATGACCCAAACAAGAGTGGTAGCATTGGTGCAAGGATGATCGATTTCGTGGAGCACCAAAAAGACATGATGGACTTAATTAAGGTCCAATGTGCTATGATACAAATTACGACTTCGCTACAGGGCACCCAAAGTTTTGATTTGCCACCCAACCTGAGAAAGCAGAAGGGCGCAGACAAAGCCCGCAAAGACTCTTATTCTGCCTTGGTTCTGGGCAACTGGATGATGAATGTCTTTTATGATATGGAGGATAATCAAGGCGCTCCAGCACAAAGCACCTTTACGCCAATGTTTATTTCCTAACTTTTAAAAGTTGAAAGTTGACTTTGGGGTGTAATATGCTTTACTGTCATGGCGAAAAGAAAATACACCAAAAAGTCGGATTACTGGAATCAGTTCAACGTCACCAGTAATGGTGCAGTTCCCTCAAATCAGGTAGTCCCCGAGTTATTGGGTGAGCCATTTTATACGTCAGACGCAAGTTATAACGACATATCAACAGCTAGGGCTCAACTAGGCTCATCCCAGCAAACTACAACTCGCACTAATCGGGTTGCTTATCGTAACCCTGTTGACAGGTTTTCTAGCATTAGAGTTGGAATGCTGCCTTACACCTACGCTAGTGATGGCGTGGATGTTAGAGATGGTATTGAGCTTTGTCAAAAAGCTTATGCTAATATTGCCATCTTTAGAAACGCCATTGACATAATGGCAGAATTCACCAATACCGATGTTTATCTAGAGGGCGGAACAGCTAAAAGTCGTAAGTTTTTTGAAGAGTGGTTTAAAAAAATAAATTTAACCAGTATCAAGGATCAGTATTTTAGAGAGCTTTATAGGAGCGGGAATGTTTTCTTTTATAGGATAGACGGGAAGTTTAAGGCGGAAGATTATGCAAAGCTAATGAATCAAGTTGGTTCGATTAATCCTACCAACAACAGAATCCCATTAAGGTATATCCTACTCAACCCCTTTGATATCAGTGCTAAAAGTGCAGCAAGTTTTGGTTTTGGTGGCTACGAA